GGATGATGTTGGGCGAGAACACGTAGAACTAGTTGGTTCCACCCTTGAAGCAGCAGGATGCGTAGTTGCCAAGTTCATCCCACCCCAAGGTCACAAAGATATATCCGAAATGCTTGAGCATGGTCTCGGACTAGACGACCTGCTGGAATTCAATGAACCCGAACAGCAAGAACCGACGCTTACCATTAATGAAGAACCGCCCATGGCAGACGATGCTTCGGGCGAAATTCTTCGTGGGATGCAGGCAATCCTTACGCGGGATGATATTTCCCTAGAGCAGAAACTCAACAGAGCATCACTGCTACTCAACTCTACGAACAGGCAAGAAGTCGGAGACAAAGGGCGTCTAGTTGTATGGCAGGACTTCCTCAATGAAACAGAGTCTGATTCCTATGATTGGGTTATCCCGCAACTCATTGAAAAGGGCGAACGTGTAATTGTCGTTGCAGCCGAAGGTGTTGGCAAGACAATGCTTGCGAGACAGATTGCCCTCTGCTCGGCAGCAGGACTGCATCCATTCACAATGTCCAAGATTGCACCTATCCGAACGCTTACTGTTGACCTAGAAAACCCAGAACGCATTATTCGCCGTACCTCAAAGCAGATTATGGGGGCAGCACTGCATTACGGACATGTCCGCAAAGCGGAGGCTCAACTACTCATCAAGCCAGCAGGTCTTGACCTGCTAAAGGCGTCAGACAGAGCAATCCTAGAAGAAGCAATTGAGGACGCAAAACCGCAGTTACTCATAATGGGTCCGCTCTACAAATCCTTCATTGACCCCGGCGGGCGAACGAGTGAGAGCATCGCAATTGAAGTAGCGAAATACCTTGACACGTTGCGCGAGGTTTACGGTTGCGCCATGTGGCTAGAACACCACGCCCCCCTTGGGTCATCAATCGGCGGACGAGACTTGCGACCATTTGGTTCGGCAGTATGGTCGCGTTGGCCAGAGTTTGGTCTTTCCCTTACGCCAGACCCTACCTCAACCGAAGGGTATGTTTATGATGTTAAGCATTTCCGAGGGGCGCGAGATTTACGCCAATTTCCAACTAAGATGAAGAGAGGTAAAATCTTCCCATTTGAAGTGTTGGAATTTATGAAGGTTGACTGATGACAAACTCGCAGCAAGGTCTAAATAAAGAATTTCTGGCAGAGCGTGATTTGCGTATTTTTAAGATGCGCCAGAGCGGTTTAACTCAGGCAGAAATTGCGCGAAGGTTCAACATGACCACCAGCGCGGTAGGCAATGCAATTCGCCGCCAACTGCAAAAGATGAACTCCGAAGCGCTAATGGCGTACCCCGAAGTTCTACGAATGGAACTGGAGCGCCTAGATGCACTTCAGTCTGCCATTTGGCCGCTTACGCAGCATCGCAGAGTGAAGATGGACGACGGAACCGAAGTCGCAGTAGAGCCTGACATGAAGGCAGTTCAGACAGCATTGTCAATTATGGATAGGCGTTCCAAACTTCTTGGAATGGAGCAGAACAACGTCAACATTCAAATGGACATCTCTGGCGCGGGGAATAGCCCTATTCGCGCAACCCTCGCTGGGGCTGACCGCCCAGCGGCACTGAACGCTTTCAACCCCGAGGAAGAGGTTAGAAAACTTCTCCAAATCATGGGAGAATCTGGCGTACTACCAGAGGATACCATCCAAGAAATACTAGGCTCCAATATGTCAAATCAGCGAATGCTGCAAAGTGCCGAATTAAACCAACCAATTGATGCAGAGGTAATTGAAAATGAGTAACGAAACGCCAGACAACGTTGAAGCGGCAATGGATAAAGTCGCAGAGACATTGGACATGACGCGCTCAACCAATACGGGCTCAAAGCCCGGTGAGCCAGCAGCAAAACAGGTACTCGTACGTGCTAGCGAAACCGACCATCAACGCTGGAAGGATGCCGCCGAGAAACAGGGCATCTCTATGTCTGAATTCGTCCGTGAATGCTGCAATGCTGGAGCAGCCCAACTTCTAGATTGCCAACATCCTACGAATATGACCAGATTCTACCCATGGGGAAAAACCTGTCTTCAGTGCGGCAGGAAAGACTTCACTGAAAAGCCAAAGTCCTATCGTCGTAGCAATACAAACTGATGCGCTACCGCTCCCCTAAAAAGGAGGCTGAATATAGGCTTCGGCGTCCACTGGTTGCTCGGCTGCTTGAGGAACGCCCACTTTGTGAAGCATGTCCCGTATTCGCAGAGCATGACGGAAAACTCGTTTATACCAGAAATCGCTCAGTTGATGTCCACGAACTGGTTCGTCGCTCGCAGGGTGGGTCAATTCTAGATGAATCCAACCTTATGTGTGTTTGCCGACCATGCCACACGAGAATAGGAAATAATCCTCAATTGGCTTTTGACCTTGGTCTTGCTAGGCATTCTTGGGACTAGCAGCATTCTCTACTGAGCCAATTCTTGGTGAGACACGCGAAGAATGGCTCCATGCCTGACGCAAGTTTTCTCCATCACTAGTCGTGATGTCGCCACCATTTAGGTACTGTCCATAGTTTCCAGAAACAATCACGATGTCTGCAACGCCAAATAACACCGTACTAATGCGCATCCGTCGCCAATTTTCAGCGACCGTAACTTGCTGAATTCGTGAATCTTTCTTAAACCATTTCACGTACCCAACACGGTCTGAAGGTTTGATACTAAAATTACGGATATCTTTAACGGCAATAACAGTACCCTTAGGGAATGCTCCGCCAGTCATCGCATGGAGCGTCACTAATTCTGTGGGAAACGTTACCTCTTCAAGGACGAACCATAAATCTGGTGCTGCCGAAAATTGCTCATCCAGCAATGTGACGCACAAATTTCCATGTGAATCAAGTTCACAAAATGAGAGCGGCTCCGAGGCAGTTGGACATACATCTGCCTCAATGGTTGACGGGATTGGGTATTCATCGGTCGCAAAATTAGCGACTTTTGCCCATCTGCTATCTAGTTGATGTCCCTTCCAAAACCAAACTGTTTTCATTGCCATAAGGCAACAATATCAATCCCAGATGCGTGTTGGTGCACTAGCGGGAGAACCACCAACGCCAGTGTAGGCAACGAAAATTGTGGCGATTCCGCTCTCCGAGGCATAGTCTGCCCAGTTTCCACCATCCTGATAAACGAAGAGAGACAGCACTTCATCTGGGTTCATTACAGAAAGGTCAGTTTTGTACTTCTGGTCGTTGAACATTGGCTCGTCCCACGCATAGTTGTACCAATAGGACATCTTTTCAGGGGTTGGAAGTGGGCGAACGGTGCTCCTGAAGACGATTTCAGTATCCCACCAGTCGTCATATTGGACTTCCTGCTCTGGCGTCTCTGGGTCGCTATCCTCTACGCCATCACGCATGTCGGGGTTACCAAACCAAATACTTGGCTTATCTTCCGTCGTGAGACTGGTGCTTGGTCCGTACCAGTTAAATCCTGAAGCCCAGCATAGGTTCTTGTCGCTTGCCGCCTGACCAGCGGTTGCCGCATTGCGATGCTTAACCGCGCCGAGCCGTAGCACGCGCTCAAGGGAATAGTTATCGCCAACATTGTCACCACTGAGGCTATCGTCAGCAGTAAACCAGATATGCTCAATTTTTATACGGTAAGGGAATGCAAGGTTTACATACTTTTTAAAATCAATGTCTACAGCATATTGCATTGTTAGAATTGATGGTGGTGTAATACCAGACACTTTAACCTCCGTGGCACTAGGTACTCCAAGTGTACATCATCATGCTAGTGTGCATTCCATGAACGTCATGGGGCTTGACCTATCTTTGACATCTACTGGCGTGTCAATCAACGGAAACACTGGGGTTATCAGCACTTCCGCAAAAGGGGCGGAACGTTTGTCAATAATTTCACTTGCAGTTTTAGACGCAATTATTGATAACAATATACAGGTTGTTGCTATTGAAAGTTATTCATTTGGTTCACGTAATAGTCAGGCACATAGCATTGGCGAACTCGGTGGCGCTGTGCGAATGCGACTATGGGAACGCAACATTTTTTACATTGACATACCGCCAACATGTCGTGCAAAGTTCGCAACAGGAAAAGGGAACGCCGCTAAAACAGAAGTGATGTCGGCAATATCCGCCAAAACAGGACTCGTCTTCTCTGGCAAAGGAGCAGACGATATGTGCGACGCATGGATACTTGAAGAAATGTGCAGAACTCGTATTGGTATTTCAGATTACACATGGTCAGCCACACAATTATCAGCCCTTGACAAGATAGATTGGGGCGCGTTAACGTCTATTCAAACCGCGAAGGAGAACCGTGCGCTCTAAACCTATTAGCCAAGTTGATATTGAAAATGAACTCATTCGCCTAATGGACATTCTTGAAGAAGAAACGGAAACTTTTGAGACGCTAGCCGAAGACTGCGCAAAAAAAGAAGCACTGTATAAATCTAATTGGGCAAAGGAATACCTTTCAGCAAAAGGTTCCATCAGGGAAAGGGAAGCATGGTCGGACTACAAACTCTCAGAC